ACAATAGGATTGTTTACACAAAATGTTCAAGCTGGTGGAAGTGGTGTAGCATATAATTCTAGTATCATCACTGAGTTTTCTAAAGCACAAGAAAAGGGTGCTGATGGTAAAATGTCAGGAGCATTAGTTACATCAACACTTTCTAAAGGTCGTCTTTCTAAAGAACGTACTAAAATCAAATTCACTATTGATTTTGAAGATGGAATTACACCATATTCAGGTATGCAACTTTTTTGTGAAGACGAAAAAATCTTTGTCAAAGAAGGTAGAAGTTTCAAACTAAATCCGATGATGTGTTCTGGTATTGAATTGTCTGTTGGTGAATCATTCACACCAGCTAAGATGAATAATGCTTTTTGGGATGAATTGATGGAAAAATATCTAGCTCAATATCTCAGAAATAAATTTTCATATCAATCATCAGTAACAGAAATTTTAGATGACATAGAAGAAAATATAGAATAGTGAAAGGAAGTATAACATGCCACAACAAACATTGAAGAATTTCGCAAAAGAGTATGATGTTCCACCTAAGAAAGTGAAAGAGTTTGAGAAGACAGCTAAAGAACAGTACGGTGATGATTGGGAAAAGGTGATTGGATCTGTCAAGAAGATGTGTAAGAACTATCAGAAGAGTATGAAAGAATCTAGCAGAACCACTCAATAACTTTCAGAAAACAATCTTGGTACTACAAGGTAAAACACAACTGACAGAATCAAAGTCTTATGACAAGATTGTTCAACAAGCTACTCAACTGTTTGTCGGAAAAGAACTATCAAAAGGAAAACGATTCATCGATCCTGAGACAGCAAAGGTTGTCACTGGTATTGCTATTTTCAAGAATGGTGATATCTGGGTAACTGAAGATTCAGATGTTGATGGAACAGCAAAATGGAATCCGTATGATGTAAAGCCAGAACGTAGATTTAAATAAAAAGCTTGACATATATGTTAGAAAAGTGTACTGTGTTTTCATAGTACACTTTTTCTTTTTGAGAGGATATAGTTATGTTACACAACACTTCAAGTTTTCATATAAAACTTTATGGTGGTGAATTACATTACCATTGTAATTTTTGTGGAAGCGTTTTTAGACAAGGTGATGATGTAGGGTTGATAAGATACAATCACTCACAGATCGATTATTGTCCATACTGTGTAGCATATGCAGCACAAGATGGTTTACCACAATGGGTCAAAAACTATGCTGAAAGGATAAGCTACAAATGAGAATATGTCCATTACATAAAACTCCATTGGTATACGAAGAAGGTTCTAAGCATAGACTCGTATGCACTGAGACTGTTAGCAAAGATGGGAAGAGTTGGAATTGTCCTCATATTGAATTCATTTCTACTATAAATCCTTCTCTACCAGATTCACAAAAAAATCATGTGTACGTTCCTTCGTGGAGATAATTTTAAATTAAAATGTTGACAAGTTCTTTTTGATGTGGTATAAAGAATCATAATCAACGAACGTGAAAGGAAACCATCATGTCTCAACTTATCATCAATCAAATCATCGAAGAGATCAATAAGTCACAAACAAAGCAGAAAGAGTGCATAGAGATTATCACTCTGATTGAACCAATCCTGAAGTCATTTGATGGTAAGCAGATTTCCAAAAGGATTAAAACTGCTATCGATAAAGTTCTTCCAGAAGGTTATGTATCTTATTATGGTAAGTCTTATTCTTGGTACGAACTGAAGATTTGGAAGAAGTATGACGAATCAATTTCTCTCAATCTTGGTTACATGAGGGATACCGATAAATTTCATTTCGATTGGTATGTAGAAAACAATCAACGTTACTATCTTGATAAGTCCCGTTACGACCAACTTGAGATTATCAAGAATGATAGGAAGTATCTTGAATCTCTGGTTAATGTCAAAGTCAAAGTTGAGAATGAGATGAAAGCTTTGAATGAAGCTGCTGCTGAACTTCCCTATCCAGTTCGTTCATTCTTTCAAATCAACGTGAGGTAATTATCATGTCACAGTTTGAAACTCTATTTCAACAATTGGATGAAAATTTATATCCTTCTAATCATAAATCTGAATTCAAAGATATGTATAATCATGGGATATTCCATGCATTGAGGGTTATTAGTTTAAATTCAAGAGTGTATAAAATTGGTTCTTTGGAAAGACAAGCACTCAATAGATGTTATGTGGAAATCCAAAATATGTTGGAGGATTAGGGTATGAAAAAGATTGGTTCGAATATGTATGAAGAAATGATTGGTTCTAAGAAAGTGTTGTTCTCATATACCACTCCAGTTGCATACTATGACTATGCTGATTCATGCTTCTATAAAACTGAGAAGAGGTGGAGTTCAACTACTTCTCGACATATATCTAAGTTCTATTCTATGACCAGTGGAGTGATAGAAGTCAAACCACAAGAATTCTTTGATAGGTTGGTGTCAAAATGAAAACACTGTATCTGAAAGTTAAATACGAATCAGTAGTCTCTTCATTCCCTTCATTCTCTGCTACTGGTTCTATTGCAGGAATGAAGAAACAATTCTATGGAGAAAATGCAATGTTGGTTCGTTGTGGAAGTTTCATTTACAATGTAGATTTCAACACGTATCACGATGTAGCAAATAAATATAAGTATCCATGAATGTTTTTGAGGTAGGACATGATATCATTTTTAGATTTCCTAAAGATAGACAAGAAGTTTTTATTAGAATTTATGCCATATTTTTATGATGAGGAACTTCCTCTACAATCACTATCATCTTTATCTTCAACCACAATCAAATTGGAATATTCTCATATAGGATATATTTCTACTCATGATATCGATCTTTATGAGAATAAACAACATGGTGGTATTATAGCTGGTAGATTGATTGAAGATGAATTTTACTCTATAATAAGAATTGCTTGTGAGGAACGTAATCTTTATGTAAACTCTATGCAATTGAATGAAAAAAGAAAACAGATAAAAATGGTAAACACTGATAAACATTTTACTAGATTTGGTATAGCTAATGATGTTTATGTTTTTATAGCAACAAAGTTCGATTTGATTTCTGATAGAATACAGTATAAAGGTGCAAAAGCTTTATGGAAAGCTATAGCAAGGCAGAAACGAATCAATGTATATGTTTTTGATGAAAGTCTCAAAGATTATCTACGTGATGAACAAGGACATATAATCCTTTACAATGGTTCTAATATAGACGATGATGATATATGGGGAACTGAAGATAACCATCATAGTAGATTGCTGGTAGCAGTAGACAGAGATTTACAATAAAGGAGTATATGAGATGAAACTGTTAAATGAAATTACACTTTCTAAGTTCTGGAAAGAACAGCAAAATAGAAGCTTTGGAATTATTACCGCGTTTCGTGGTGATCATACTTATGAAATAAATAAACAACTCAATAGGGAATTACATAATGATCTTAGGTCAAAAGGATTGGTTGCTGATGTTATAATCAAAGGAATCTATAAAGAGCATTATGGAACTGCTGAAGAAAAGGAAGTTAAGGAAGAAGCTTTCATTGTGTTTCCTAAGATTGGTAGTGATGGTGAAGTGTCTGGGTTAAAGAAAACATTGATGAAACTTGGACAGAAATATGATCAAGATTCTATTTTATTTAAATCCATACAAGATGAAAATGCTTATCTGATTGGTACGTCTAAACGAGTGAATGCATTTCCTTCATACCACGAAGAATATAATGTTGGGAGGTTTCATCCTAAATCTATTGGTGAATTTTATTCTAGAATGAGAGGAAAAGCTTTTTCTTTTAGCGAGTCAAACAATGTATTCGAATCTTTGGAACTGGTTTGCCCAAAGTCCATAGATAGGAGACAAGAAGTTAAAATTGGTTCATTTATACAGGAAACCAATAATATTTTGAAATCTTTGAGTATACTTAGGAGTTGATGTATGGAAGGATTCAAAAGTTTTTACGAAAGTAAAATGTTACAAGAAGATAATGATTTGATTCTTGAATTTGCTAACATGTCTCCTGCCATGCATAATTTTGGAGTAGATGTAAAGTTATATATTTTTCAACCAGGTGACAAACAACTATCACATGGACCACGAATAAAAGTTTTCAAACCAAAAGTATCTGGTGATTTTTCTATCACATTAGAAGAACAACCTAGAGTCATTGGTGACTACAAAAATATAGTAACTACGTCAGAATTGAATAAGTTGATTACCAATATAAAGAAATATCGTACAGCTTTTATACAATTTTGGAATGACTCACAGATGGACACGAACGAGTTAATAAATTTGTTTCAACAGATTGATAGAAAATTTGACATAGGAGAATAAAAATGGAAGTCGATATTGAATATACACCAAAAGGTTATCAACATGTTATCTCTCCAATAGAGAAGCATAAAGCAAAATATACCAATCAACCTAAGTATGCTGCCTATTGGTTATACAGGAATCGTATCATCCCTGTTCCAATGCTACATATAAACGTAGTCATAGAACATCCAGATAAGTTTGACTTCACTGAAGATGAACTTCGAGAAATATTTGATAAGCATAATGAACCATATGGACATGAAGGTAAAGCTCGTGTAGAGATTATACAGACTCTTTTAGCTAAAGGGTGGATAAGGGTTAGGTATACTCCACGAAATGACTTGTGGACGATAGAGCTTGCTTCTTTGTCCAAGAGTACGAAAGATTCCATCTGGTCTTTCTTCACTCTCCTGACTGGAAACGATATTGGTAGCCAACAAGCAATCGATACCATGAATCAATTCTCAGATGTCAAGATAACTGAGATAAGGAATGGTGAAGTTGTTGCACATCACAAGACATCAGTTCGTGATGTAGTGTCATTCAAAGGACTGTTTGAGGGATGTGTATCATCCAATCCACAGTTTGTCCTGATTGAAGATTTGTTCATCAACAATTTCGAGAAAACAATTCTGCTTCTACAAAAATAAGAATTGATTTGTGACAAGCATTGTGGTATCATATTCACAATGCTTGTTTTATTTTAAGTAGAAGATGTAAACTATCAGTTTACATTTCAACCAATCTTTATAAGGAACTAAATAATGCTCATTGAGAATATGTTTTCCAGTCTGTTCAAATCATCCAACTTCTTTAGGATTGTTTATCCTCACATAAAACCAGAGTATCTATCGGATAGAACTGACAAGATTTTGTTCGAGACTATTCAGACGTATTATAATACATACAATAAACAAGGTTCAATATCCGATGTAAAACTATTAGTAGAAACAAATCTAAACATATCCGAAGAAGATACTGACACTCTTTTCGAAAAGCTATCACAGATTAAGCAGATAGAACAAGTTCAAGATGAACAACTGTTGATAGATCAAGTGGAAGAATGGTGTAAGAATAGAGCATTGGAGTTAGCTATTCTATCTTCTGTTGATATCATTCAGAAGAATCAAAACAAAGGATTGATCGAAGATAAGATTAAAGAAGCATTGTCAGTTCAGTTCGATGTAAAGATTGGACATGACTATGAAGATGATGTAGTGCAACGTCTAAAATGGTATATGTCAGAAGAAGAAACCATTCCTCTTGATATCGAATATATCAATGCAGCAATGGGTGGTGGACTTGTAAGAAATGCTATGTTCATTTTTATGGGAAATACTAACATTGGTAAAAGTTTATGGAATTGTCATATAGCATCATCTTTGGTCAGAAGTGGTAAGAATGTTTTGTATTGTTCTGGAGAAATGCACACTCAAGAATTAGGAAAACGAATTGATGCGAACTTATTAGATTTACCGATAGATGCTCTTTCTTTGAAGATTGATAAACAAAAATACAAAGAATCATTTAAGAATCTATTATCAAAGACTCATGGTAAACTCATCATCAAATCGTATCCAACTTGTTCAGCTTCTTCTGTACATATAAAGAATCTGCTACATGAATTGAAGATAAAGAAACATTTCATTCCAGATGTTTTGATTCTTGATGGGTTGAATAACTTTGGTTCATCTAAACTACCAGCAGCACAAACTGGTACACATTTGTATGTAAAATCTGTTGCTGAAGAAATGAGAGCGTTGTGTGTTGAATTTGGGTTTGCATTGTTAACTGTAGCTCAATTCAATCGTAATGCTAAATCTAAAAATTCTGATGTTAGTACAGAAGATGTTGCTGAAGGGTATGCAATCAGTCAGACAGCAGATTGGGCAGGTGCTATCATTCAGAACGATGAATTGAGAAATATGAGCCGGTACATCCTAAAATGTATCAAAACTCGTTTCGGATCTAATAATGGAACAACGTATACCATAGGAATTGATTATGAGAAAATGAGACTGGTTAATTTATCAGACGATCAACAAGAGATTCCTCTTCATATCAAAGATCAGATAAAGTTTTCTGAGAAACAAAAACAGGAAAAAGAAACTTCTACTATGTTTGATTTTGGGGAATAAATACAACTATACAGAAAGGAAATGTAGAAAATGAGAACTATAAACAAAAGAATCAAAGCACAGAACCTGAAAGTTAAGTATTTCTATGACGAAGAAACACCGAAAGGATATCCAACTAAGGATTCATTTGTCGTCACAGTTGTATATCAGGAAGATGATGATAAATATGTGGTAGGTTATTCTTTTAAAGTTCCTGGTGACGAATTCATTCCTAAGATTGGAAAAGCTATTGCTTACAGGAATCTTATGAATCAGCAAGTAGTTGTATCAAAACATGAGTCAGATGTGTTAGATTTATTTGGTAATTATTTGCTTTACTGCCATGATACAAACAGGAAGCTGTCTAAAAATTTGAAGATGAGGATTGCATTCTCATACATAATCGAACGAGAAAGGAATTAAACTATGTCAAAAGTAAAAGATTTCGTTACAGAGGAACAAACTGTAGAAGAGAACCCACAAACAACTTATCAAGAAGCACACGAATATTATGATATCAAAGAAAAATCTTGGTATACTAATGTAGATCAGAATAATAACTCTATGTTAGAACTAATCAAGGTTCTTTCTGGAAACGAGTTTCATGATGAAATATTGAAGACTGAACGTGACAAAGCACTGCTGAAAGCTATCAAGAATTTAAAATATACAGATGAAGGGAATTGATGATGGCAATACCTAAAAGTAAAGATATCATGACAATTAAAATCGAATGTACTTACAAAGAACTTCAAGATTATCTCAATACCGCTAAGAAAGAAAACCATATTGTATTCGTCACAAGTGATAATGTCAAAACTCTTATCACCGGAAAAGCAACCAAAGTAGATTTGAATAAATTAGCAATTTAATATGGAATTTTTCTTCGAGAGTAAAACTATTTCATCCTTTCAAGACTTTCTACGAGAAGTTAATTATGGAAGTCTTGAAAAAGATGAAAGGTTGTTTGTAGTAAGAGATTTACTGGTTGATAGTATTACACAAAAACTTAGTGACATAAAAGATGAGCATTCATTTTATGGCTTTGTTAGCAACATTAAATTGACTTCTAAGTATAAAACAACTAAAAAAGTCAATGTAGATTTTTATTGGAAGTTTGATATTGTCAAATCTACTGATGATGGTTTCTGCAATTACGCAAAGTGTTCAGTAGAAACAGTCAATGAATTTAATTACATTTGTTGTATCACTTTCAATTGTAATTCAAATTTAGGTGGGTTTGATAAACTGGATTTCATCAAACGTTCAAAGCAATTTCTTCAAGATAGATTTGATTCATACGCATTACATGAAATAAAACATGCGTTAGATTCTATAGATGAAATATTCATCAAACCATCTACTCGTAAGATTGCTAATAAATTTTCATCTGATAAAGAAAAAAGTCAATATGTATCTCAAGATACTGAGAGAGATGTATATTTTCTAACTGTCATTGAAGATTTAAAACGAATCAAGAAAACAAAACCAGAGATGTCTTTGTTACAAGCTATGGAAGAAAGTGATTTCTATACTAAGTTTACGAGGTACATCAAACCACAGCTTAGAAATAAGTATAAAACTAAAGTAGCTTATTTCTGGTATTCAAATTACAAATAAAGAGGAACTAACGAATGGCTATTTTAATTGATGTATCACCTATGATTCATCGATCCATGCACATGAACAGAGAAGCTGTGATTGAAAATCCAAAGTTCATCTGTCATCTGGTTGCATCCATGATCATATCATCTGCTGAAAAGTTTGGTGCTTCTAAGGCTAATCCAGTGATTCTAGCCATAGACGGAAAGAATAACTGGAGAAAAGATTTCTACGAGAAAAACAAACCAGACATTCCTGATTATAAAAATCAGAAGTACAAAGGAAAACGTGTAAAGGATGAAGCGTTTGATTGGGAAACAATTTATTCTAATGTTGCTGAACTGATGGATTCATTCAGAATGTATTCGGATTTTCATGTCATAGAAATCGATAGAGCTGAAGCTGATGATGTCATTGCAGTCTTTGCTAGGTCTACCGATGATGTTGTGACTATCATTACATCTGATAAGGATATGAAACAGTGTCAACGAAGTAATGTTCAGATGTATGATCCTATCAAGCAAATGTTCGTACCAGAGATTGACGTAGAACGATTTAAAAAGATTCACTGTATGATAGGTGACAAATCTGATAATATCCTTGCTATCAAAGCGAGAGTAGGTGAAAAGACTGCAGAGAAACTGCTACCTGAACTAGATGATATGTTAGCTACCAATCCAGAAGTCAGAGCTAGGTATGAATTCAATCAGAGACTTATTGACTTTGATTTCATTCCAGAAGATATTGTGAAAGAAATTGAGACTGAAATTTCTCAGCAACAGCAGTATTCTTTCCATGCAATGAATCTGTTGAAGTGTTTCACTAAGATGGGATTGGAAGTTCTTTCTGAAAAAGTCTCAAGATTTAAATTGTCAGATGTAAAAGTAAATGCTAAGATAACGAACAATGAAGTCATCAAACAAAAGAAGGAGGAATTTGAAGAGAATCTTCTTGACAAATTCTTCTCGTGAGGTAACAATGTCACTTGATACATTGTCATTGGAGATTGAGAAGAAAGCGGCACGAGTAGGGTATATCGAAGCAATGATTGAGTTCTGTGAAGAGAAAGAGATTGAGGAATATGAAGATGTGTTAGAACACCTTCACCCAATCGTAAAAGAAAAAATTAAACAAGAATTCATTCAGAAAAACTTTATACCACGACTCAAGACATCAGCACTATTGGATAACTTTTTTAAAGACTAAAATTCAAACTCTCGAATGAGAGCAAACCACAAGAGAAAGAGAGAAAAAGAAAATGGGACAGAAATTTAAATTTGATTTCGGTAAAGTAGAAGAGCAGATTAAGAAACAAGACGAGAAGAAAGATTACACTGACAATCGCTTTTGGAAACTCACTCCTGATGAAAGCGGAAATGCAATGGCAATTATCCGTTTCATTCCAGACAAAAACGGAAATCCTTTCGTTAAATACTACGCACATTCATTTGAATATAATGACAATGGTACTAAGAAATGGTACATCGAAAACTGTGTATCTACTTTTGGCTTCGATAGGAAATGTCCTATCTGTGAAAAGAATCAAGAGTATTGGAATTCTGCTTTCGAGAAAGACAAAGAGATTGCGTCTATTAGGAAACGTAAACTGTTCTATGTTGCTAACATTCATGTAATCAAGAATCCAAACAATCCTGAACAAGAAGGATCAACATTCCTGTTTAAGTTTGGACCAAAGATTTACGAGAAGATTAAAGCAAAATGGTTTCCTTCTGCAACTGATCTAGCTGATCCAGATTTCGTTCAGTTCATTCCTTTTGATCTGTATGAAGGTGCAAACTTCAAACTCAAAGGAATCAATCTGAATACAAAACAGAACAAGCGTGGTGTGTATCCTAACTACGATACATCAGAATTCTCCCCACAGTCAAAGTTTCTTGGTGGTGATGATAAGAAGATTGAGAAAGTCATCGAAGAAACTAATGTGCTAGATGAATTTGTTGATGAATCAAAGTTTCCAACAAACGATCATGTCAAGAAAGTTTTAGCGTCTATTCTTGGTGGAACAGCACAAGTGAAAGAAGAGAAAGATGTTCCGTCATTTGATTCTGATGATGACATTCCAGATTTCTCTTCAAAAGAATCTCTTCCATTCAAGACTGACGATGAAGAGATTGATGACGATGATGCTTTCTTCGAGGACTTGAAGAAGTAAGTTTATTACATATCTGCTAATCAAAATGGTATTGAATCTATAAAATGATCAATACCATTTTTGTTTTTTTAACCATATTCAGCGGCTCTTGCATCTATTTCAAATGGATTATTCGTATAACCATCTCTTATCAAATAATACAAATATAGAAAAACAAATTTAAACCAACCGTTTTGTTTGTATTGTAATTTATGTCTATCTTCGTGTTTTCTCCATCTTTCTGTTATTTCATTTTCCGATACTGAATATAAAGTGCATGTAGATGAAATTGTTATTGCAAATCTTTCATATCCATTAATTTTACCTAATATTTTTGCTATATAAGAATTATATTTATCTGACATAGAGATAATCCCTTCTGTTTTAATTTATTTATATAAAAATAAACAACATAAATATAATAAACTACCAATGAAAGGAAACATTCTATGAATACGTTAAAGGAACTTCTCATGAAAGTTAATCACACAGTCTACACGACAGTCATCGTAGCAGCAACTCTAGGGTTAGTAGCTTTTGTTCTACACATTGGGCAAACTGATTTATCACAAGTAATCACAATGTTCACTGGTATCATGTTCAATGTTGCTATCTTCCTAGCAGTAGTATTCTCTCTACAATTTTTTCAATTTAAAATTGGAACTGATATTCAACAAGAGATTTACGAAGAGAACAACACAGCAGCAGCAATATATCAAGGTTTGATTTTCGTATCTATTGCCATTGTAATATCAAAGGGGTTAATGTAAAAGATATGTTGTATTATGCCAAGAAAATACTGATAACAACAATTCTACTTTGTGTTATGGCTTTCATCATCCAACTGATTATGTCTAGAGATGCGAAAGCTCAAACTGTACACATAAACGAAGTTGTTGTAGAGAAAGCAAAATCTTATCTACATGTCAGAGAGCAGAATAATAACAACAGATCACCAGAGATTGATAAGTTTCATAAGTATTATGGACTTCCTTATGGTAATCCGTGGTGTATGATGTTTGTTGGTTATTCGTATTACGAAGCATTTTCAGCTTACAACATGAAAACTCCACTTCCACGATTTGCACGAGTCTCAACTTTTTCCAAACATGCAATCAAGAATCCATTGACGTATGAAGTCATCTCAACAAAGAAACTGATGTGGGGAGTCGATACATTGTTACCCGGAGATATGGTGGTTTTCAGACATGGAAAGATTGCACCAACTGATACATTCACATGGGATGGACATATTGAAATAGGAATGAGAAGAGACGGAAAAGCTTTCATCTGTATTGGTGGCAACACAAAGCCCTCAGCAAAGGGAGATCAAACGGGTCGAACTAAACATGATTTGTCTGCTGGACTTGATGGAGTATATATCAGAGAAAGAACTTTAGGATTGAATACTAATTTCCCTATCGTGTATATTATAAGACTGAAGAAGAGGACTTTTGAACTATGAACAACTTCCTAAAAGAATATTGGAATCAGTTGATTGTGATAATTCTTATTGTAATCTGTGTATTTTTCTGGAATCTATACAACCAATCTCAAGATAAAATTATAGCGATTACGAACCAACTAAATATACAAGAAGAGATTGAAAAGACTGAAGCACGATTGAAAGAAGTTCAGGAAAGAGAACAGCAATATAAAGAGCTTGTAGCAAAACAAAATAATTTAATCAAGACTCTCAATGAGCTTGATATTAGACAAAAAGAACTAGAGAAACGAAAGAAAGGAGTTATTGCAAATGAAATCAAGAATTACACTCAAGATGATATCAGGAATGCTCTTACTAACATTGGTATCACCTCAACTGTCGTTAAGTGAAGAACTGCTTTGCTTCGAGAATGAAGAAGCAAAGAAAATGTTAGTTGAACTCAAGTTTGGAAAAGTCACATCAGAACTGTTAGGAATTTGTCAAGAACAATATTCCACTTCTAAAATTCTGAATGACAACTATTCCCTTCAGATCAAAGGATTGGAAACAGACAAACAAATTCTAAAAGATTTGTCAGAAGATTACAAACAGAAGTATTTAAAGGCCAATGAACAATATGTTGCAAGTGAAACTTCTAAACCATCTAAACTGACATGGTTTGGTATTGGCTTTGGTTCAGCTTTACTAATAGGAATTATTTCTGCTTTCGCAGTGAAATAAAGAAAGGATGTTATGTTATGGCTTACACTGAATTTTTAAAAAAACACAAAGAAAAAGGGACAACTCTAAAAGTTTTCCTGTCTTCTAATAAGACTATGTTGACTGGTTCTATCACAGATTTCGATCAGGATTGTATTGTGTTGGATAAATGTATGATTCTTAAAGAACAGATAATTTCCATATCACCAGAATAAAATGACAATATCATTAAATTCTTTTATACAAAATCTTTCTAATGTAACAAAACCTAATAGGTTTTTAGTTGTAGTTGATCCACCGTCTGATGCTATAGAAACAAGCATAAGTTCTGATATTATGCAATTTTATGCTCAAAGTGCGGTTATTCCTGATAGAACTTTTGGTGAAATTGAACTGAAATATTATGGGATGACTTTAAAACTTCCAGGAAATGAAAGTATATCTGATTTGACCATCACCTTCATAAATGATGAAGAATGGAGAGTGAGAGATTTTTTTGAAGCATGGGGAAATGCAATTCATGATAGAGAAGATTCTTCTAAAGGATATATGCAAAATCTGTTTAACGGAGCTTCAATAATTGTACATCAGTTAGACGGTTATGGAAATATAATTGCGACATATCAATTTTATAATGTATTTCCAAAAGTTGTATCTGAAATGGAATTGAATATGGAAACAAATGATTCCTTTTCTACTTTTCAAGTTACATTCGATTATAGTCATTTTGGTAACATGGAGATAGAATAAAATGATAGATATCAAAAAATATATTCCTCCAGCTCCAAAAACTACAACAGAAGATGAGGCTTCTTATAGGTGGCCTTTTAATGTAGAGCGTGAACAATATCAAACGTATAAGACTAATAGAGCATTTCATGTAGATTATTTGACATCACACTTTAGAGATTTTGCTAGAAGTAATTCGTTTAAAGTTGAATTTTTATTGAACCGTGAAATTGCATCTAAATCACAATTTTTATCAAATGATAATAATGTCAAAACGGAGTTCATGGCAAAAACTTTTAACATTCCTGCTTATGATATGGGCAAGCATGAATTAAAACGTATGGGTCAGAGAATAGTTTTACCTGCTACTATGAATACTGGAGAATGTCAAGCTACATTTTATTGTGATGATAATTATACTCAGAGAAAATATTTATTATCGTGGTTTCGTTCACATGTATATGATAACGATAGAAACATTTATAAAAAAGTTGATTATCTTAAATCTAGTAAAATTTTTGTATACCAATTAGATAATCAGTTTAATGTTGTTATGGGTATTAGATTAAATCATGCTTGGCCTACATCTATAGGTGAAATACAATTTTCACATGATTCTGAAAATCAGATTACAGAATTTCCAGTTACATTTGCATATTCTACTTATGATATAATTTCACCAGATTCTGATAACAAAACAAGTTAAGAGTGATTAATAATATGGTAACTACACCAGTAACACAATCCGATACACAATTTATAAATTTTCTTTCATTTATGGATATTGATTCTTTTATTAATAATTCTGGCATCAATGATCGGAATTATAGTAATGGATTAATGCGTCTCAATAGATTCGTTGGTGTGATGGATGTAAAAAGATTGAGAGAACAATTCCCACATTGTTTTCATAATAATGAACTAGAAGATTATGGAAATGATTTTATGGCATGGAATATTTTCAAAATAAACTGTCCAGAATTCAGAATTGGTATGGAAATGCGAGAAGTAGATTCAATCCCTAGATACTATTTCAAAAATTGGGAACACGATGATTTAGAAGTTTCTTATTTAGAAACAGCTGATATGAAAATTCGTCATTACTTTTTTGAATGGATGGAAAGCGCAATATTCACTAAGACCTACCAAAGAAGCTATTTCGATGATGTTAAATCAGATTGGTTTGTAATTTATCCATTAAACTTTCAAGGTCAAGCAGAAAGATATGAAATATTTGAAGATCTTGTTCCAATATCTATAAATAGTGTAAACTATGATGTATCTGATGATGGTTCACAAACAGTATTAACTACAGTCAAATTTAAGTATACGCATCATAGACTACTATCTTTATCAAATGCTAAGAAATCATCTTTTAAATCACAACAGAAATTTAACATTCCACCAGAGGATGCTAAAAAATAAGAAAGGAATTAACCAATGTTACCAATTACAGAACAAACAAACGTTAGTTACACACAAGTAGAACTACCTTCTGGAAAGAAGATTGGAATTAAACCGTGGAGGGTGAAAGAAGAAAGAGAATTGTTGTTTGCAATAGAAGGTCAAGAAAATGAAGATGATGTTAGAAAAGAAATTGTTAAGTTAATTTCTAAATGTTGTGACAATCAAGATTTATTTAACACTCTTTCCAATGTCGATTATGTTTTTATGTTGGCTCAATTGCGTAAACTTTCTAAGGGTACTAAGATTGAATATACATTGAAGTGTACAAATCCTAGTTGTAAGTTTGAATTGTCTGATGATATTGATCTTGAATCAGATTTACAAATTAAAAAATATAAACAAACTACTGTTAAGATTAATGAGACAGTTTCCATTGCACTTAGGGAAGTATCCTTTAAAGAGTTTGATGTATTGAAACAAAAATATGAAAGACTTACTGAATATAATTATCATTTTATTCTGAAATCTATTGATACGATTATCATTGATGGACAAATTTATTCGGAATTTACCAGTCAAGAACTAGCAGACTATATTGATAATCTTAAACCAACAGAACTAAAGATTCTTTCTGATGCAATAGATAGTTCTATAGCTGAAATTGAATTGAAAAAGGAACTCACTTGTAAACGTTGTGGTACTAAGAATGATGTTAATTTCGGTGATCTATACTATTTTTTAGGATTTTGATTTTCGATATAAGCCTTCAAGATTATTATAAGATAATTTTTTTCATGAAGAAATATATGAATTGGGCTTTGTCGGAATTAGATAGCATGTATCCTTTTGAATTCCAGTTGTTTTATTTTATGGCTGTAGGAGAATATAAATCTGAAAAAGGGATTAAATAGATGGCAGATTCAGAACACGGACAATTAGGATTAGACTTAGATAAGAATGCTTTGATATTACAATCAAAAACATTAACAAGACGGATTGTTCATTATGAAAAATCTGTATCTCTTTTATTATCAGATTATATCAAAATTTGGAAAAATACTGACACATCTTCAAATAGAGATATTAATGCAAGAGTACAAGATTCAATTCAAGTGTTAAAAAGTCTAAACCAAGCTGTAAATACAATCCTTTCTCAGATAAAATATGTCGCTTCTGATACAGAATTTGAAACACATGAAAATAATTGTCTAATGTTATCTCAACTGATGGATTTGTTGAATGGCAGAGAATTTAAAACTTTACATAAACAGTTCATCAATGCGACATTATTTAGTAGTAATCAATTAAATCCTTCTGCAACAACATTTTCTGCTAGAAGTGTATCTATTGTATTAAGTATACGAAGAACAATAAAAGAAATTCCACATCATATTTTGGGTTTGATCAGACAAACCCAAAAATATGTAGCATACAAACAACGGGAGGAAACATTATCCTCCCGTACAACTCGACAAGGTATTTTAAGAGGTTCTGTACAACATCTACGTCAAAAAGGTGTTGGTGATTTTATCACTAAAGCCAAGCGTGGAATTGAATCTAATGTTGGTATTGATAGACATGATTCTACTAGAACTAGAGCTAGAAAGATTGGTGGATTAGCTTTAGGTGGTCTTGGGTTTTTTGCTGCAGCATATTTTAAATCACCAGCTTTAGCTGTAGGAGCTACTTTATATCTAAAGAAAAGACAAGATGTAATAGAAAAGAACAGAGAACTTTATAAAAAACGGCTCAATGATTTACAAAAGCAACGAGAAATAATTCAAGATGCAGCTCGTAAAAGTATTATTAATCAAAGTAGAATAGAAAAATCAAGAGCGTTACGAAGTGATGGATTTATATCTAGCGATTTAAGTAGATTTGGTGGTGGAACTGCTGGAATAATTAAACCAAAACTTGCTAAAAATATTCTTGTTGGTGAAGAAGGAAAAGAAAAAGTTGAAGTTTTTGATAATGCTCTACGAAAAAAAGAAGATTATTTTACAAAAGGTTCTGAGGTAAGAAAAATAGATTCACCATTTAGAGTTACACCAACATATAACGGTGGAACTACTGTAGCAAAAACTTCTGATTTTTCAAAGTTTGGTGGTGGTACTGGTTTTGAAGATGATGGATCAAAAAATGATAAAATAGATGAATTGGTATCTATAGCTCAAAAACAATTATCCGTATTAGAAAAAATCTCATTGGATAATTATTTGTATTATGACCATATGATAGAAGATATGGCTGATCAGAAAAATAGATTTAAAGGTGGTTCTAAATCCGAAAGTAAAATACCTTCTCAAGCTGAAACAATGAAAGAAAAGGTAAAAGAAAAAGGTCTTATCGGTGCAATGGTTGATACCGTTAAGAATAGAATTACTGAAAAACTTGTAGATAAAATGTTTGGTGGTTTTGAAAAAATGACTGCCGGTAACATAATCAGAACTGGCGGTAGAATGGCTCTTACTGCTGGTGGTGCTGTTGCTGGTGGGGTTGGTGGATATAAACTTGGTGATTGGGGAGCAGAGAAATTAGGTTTAGAAGAAGGTGGTACTGGCGAAAAAATAATGAAATACGGTGGTGCTGCTACTGGTGCTATCGTTGGTGGACTTGCTGGTAAATTTCTAGGTAACAAATTTCTAGGAAATAAAGATGTTGCTCCTGATGTACAAAAAGTTCATGTAGTTAATGCCGAAGATATGAGTGGTGGTTCTGATTTATTATCACCTAAAGGTGGTTTGTGGAAAACATTAAAGAATGTTGCAGGTAAAGGTAAAGGTTTAGGTTTATCTGCATTAACTTCTTTAGGTGGATTAAATGCTGCTGGTATACCATCGTTAGGTATTGCTGGTGGAGCTGGTGGAGCAGCTGCTGGTGCTGGTTTACTTGGTGCTGCTGGAGCTGCAGCATATGGCTTACATGGAACATATAAAGCAATAACTACAGGGGAAAGTCAACAAAATAGAATAGCACAAAAAATTGGTTTGGTTAAATCAAAAAAAGATATAGAAAGTGGAATTGATACAAGATCAAATTGGAATCCTCTCAAACATTTAGGTGCAGGTTTTGACAGTGCAATAGAATTAGCAGCTAAAGCCTCTATTAAAATAGAAAATGTTTTTAATAAACAAAATAAACGTGAAGATGATAAAATAAAATCACAAGAAGAGTTGTTAAAGAAACAAGAAGAAGGACAAACTGGATTTTTGGATCAACTTACATCTTCTGACAATCCCCTATTAAAAGGTATGGGAAGTGTATTATCTACATCAGTACAAGCCATTAAATCCGCTAAACAGATTTATTCTGAATCAAGAGCTTCTGGTGGTGGATTTATAGATTCTATTGGAGCTGCAGCTAAGGGTGGTACAAAAGTATTAACTGGTAAAGCTGCTGAAAATAGAAAAGCAATGGAAGATGAAATGACAGCTCAAGGGATAACTGATCCTAAACAGAGAGCTGTTTTGATGGGACAATTTGGACATGAAACAGCTGGCTTTGCTAAAATGGAAGAAGGTAAATATTCAGCAGAGTCTGTTTGGAAACTAAGAGGAAATCAATTAGCAAAACAAGGTGTTACTTTAGATACACTCAAACAAGCACAAGCATCTGGTGGAAAAGATGCTATGTACGAATATATGTATGGTGGTAGATTGGGTAACACTGCTCTAGGTGATGCTGCAAAATATAAAGGAAGAGGACATGTTCAGCTAACTGGTAAATCTAATTATGCTGATATGTCAAAAAGATTACAACAACAAGGAATGAATGTAGATTTAGTTAAGAATCCAGAAATAGCAGCAGACCCAAAAATAGCTGCTAAGATTGGAATTTTATATGCACAAAAAACTAAAGGTGTCATGGAAGCAGCTAAAGCTGGTGATGTTGGGGCAGTATCAAGAGGAATTAATGCTGGTAATGTTCATTCAAAAGCTAAAATACATGGGATGGAAGATAGACAAAGAAGAACTAATTTAGAATATGCAGGTATGGTTAAAACACCTACATCGCAACCAGTATCAGCTAAACAAAAGATTGAACCAGTATTACAACAAGCTTCTACACAAAAAGGTGTTGAACCAGTATCAGCTAAACAAAAGATTGAACCAGTATTACAACAAGCTTCTACACAAAAAGGTGTTGAACCAGTACAACCAGTAGCAGAAAAAAAATATAGTGCTGGTGATTTATTCAATGAAAGAAAATCTATATCTGGTGATTATGATTCTAAGAGAAAAATTCTCTTCTCTAAATTTCAATCTGGAACTTTATCTGAATCCGATTATACTGCACAATCAAAAGCATTGACTGACGAAAGAGCAACTAAAATGAGTGCAATAGCTGATATGACAGCTAAAGCGGAAAAAGGACAATGGGTTACTGAAACAGAATTTAATCAAAAAATGAATATAGGAAAGAAACAAATAGGCAACATTCCTGCTCAGATTGATCAACAAGCAGCACAAAATGCTTCTAATATAAATGTTGTCGCTAATACAAAAAAAGAACCTATTCCACAAAATCGGGTGACTACATTCAATAGCAAAATACAAGAATCTAAAGTTGAAATAGCTCAAGCTAAAATGCAACAGACACCAACTGAAAAAACTGAATCCAAAGCTCCAACTGTGATAAATAATGTATCTAGTAATCAACAATCTGCTGGACCTAAGAATATCAATTTATCAAGTGGTGATTCATCATGGGTTACTACTTTGATTAAAATGGGGGTTTAACAAATAATGGCTGCTGAAGAAAAAGATAAAGTAGATTTTAGATTTCCAGATATAGATGTTAAAACTACAAAAGACAAAGATCAGAAGACTGATATTCATGTTCAT